TAAAATCAGATCCATGTGGCTTTCTAGCATCCATAATAACTCTAATAGATGTTGCATCATCTTCTAAAACAAATGGTATTGTCAAATGTTTTGAAGCAGTTGTTCCACCATCGGCTAAAGTTTCACTAACATAAGATATTGTGGAAAGAGTATTTCTATCACTATCACCATCTGAATTAATATCTTCAGAAGCAGAATCTTGATAATCAATAAAGTTACTAATAGATCCAAATGTACCAGCATTTACATTAATATAAGGCGCGGTGTATTTGTTCGTTGTATTTAGACTGATGTTTAAATAAGTAGATGAACTATCTACTCCTTCATTTTCTGCAGACAATATGACGTGTGGATCTTTAAGTCTTGCTATTTGCCCAATAGGAACTTTTACATTTGATGTTCTAACACCAGCAGTCTCTGTGCCACCAAAAGATTTATGTGTAATAAATGATCCATTTGCATAAATTTCTGTGTTTGGTGGGGACAAATACGGTAAGTCCAAAATCATATCATTAATTACATATTGCTCAGTAGCTATCATATCTGTTCCGCCAAATCTACCGCTAGAATCAGCTGAAGAATCCATAATAAATGTATATCCATACGGGTCAGCTTTTGTTATTGTTCTAGAACCTATAATTGATTTGCCAAAAACCCCGCCATATGTTGTATCACTATCTAATCCAGATAACGTTACTTTATCACCGGGCAAGAATCCATGAGCTGGATGAATTATCTGAGCAGAATCAGCACTAGATGTTAGAATTAAAGGATCGGCTACGTATCGTGTATAATTTTCAGTATATCTATTTTCTGTTAACCGTTTTTCCGCCGGAGGAGCAATTCTAACTCTAGCATAGTTATAACTTTGATCAAAAATAGCTCTATATACTTTGAATGCTATATCAGTATTTTGATCTTTTGACCAAGCAGTTCCATTAGAAGATTGAAAAAATACACCAGCATCTAATTGATGTGTAACTTTTAAAGTGTTAGAACTCGGCAATTGATATTCATCAAGAGTACCGGCATAAACTTTATATTGTCCAGCCGGCGCTGATGTGTATGCCACAATAGCAACTTCAGTATTTTCTGCAATATAAACTGGTTCTTTAAAACTAAATTTATATTCTGTACTATCAGAGAATGTAGTACTAGCTTTTGTTCTAATTTGAGCCGCAGTAGCTGATACTCTTGTTCCAGGAATAAATCTTTGGGATGATGGATTGCCTCCTTCTACAACAGGCCGCAATTCAATCATAATTGGCAATTGGTCTTGAGACACTGTAGGCGCACTATAGAAGAAAAGTCCTATACTTGTGATTACAGATCCACCTGGTTCCAAAACCCTAAAAGTTTGAGCCATTGGGTTAAGTTGTTCAGTAAGTTGTAAATTACCAGCCATTATACTACTTCCCCATTCTCTCGAATAAACTTGGTTTCTCCACCAACAATATCAAATACTTTCATCCAAAAATTCTTTACTGGAGTAAATATAATACCATACTTATTTTCACCATAGTAATATTTTCCATAAGCAACTAATGGATCAGCAAATGTCTTTGTAACAACCCATTTAAATACTTTTGACTTTCTCATTAATGGTACAAGAACTTCTGCTAAACGATAATATCCACGGCGATTACGATCTGTCATATATTCATCTCTATAGCGCCGTACTACTTTATCCATAGTACCATTTCCATATCTAGCTTCTAGCATAATAAAGCAACATCCTCCAGAGCTTTTTTCTTGTTTTGAGCCACTACCGCCCCCACCGCCTGAACTGCTGTGATCAAAAACTCCTCGTTTTACGCCAAAGATGTTTTCCTTTTTTGTAGTAGATTGACTACGGATTTTCATCGCGTCTTCCCATTTAATACCATTTTTCCACTTAGTGGTAGTACCGGTAGATGGCTCGTAATGGGAATAAATGAGATTAGAAGAGCTACCATTATCATTATCATTCGAACTGGTATTTGGTGGTGGGGGAGGATCTGCAACAGTTACCCAATCGTATATTGGCGCATCATACGCTACCTGACTAATCACGGTATTTTCTGTATATACTTCATATACTCCTGTAGAATAAAATTCAGCCTGAGCATATGATAAAGCTTTAGATTTGTCTAAAATGCTAATATCAATCGCTGTCATTACTCGAGTGCCAGTTTTAAAAGATAGGGTATCATTTGATTGTAAGTAAAATGCACCACTAATAGTTCCCGCAGCATCACTATTAATGGGCCCTGAAGCGTTGGTTGGCCCACCTTGCGCTGTTGGGAATGCAGTAGCATCGATGTAAGCATCGCCTGGAGTTCTCAACTTTGAAGTAATTGCTGAGTTGTTATAAGTATCTAAATTATAACTTGTATTAATCCATTTTGTAACATCTACTCCATCAAAGAAAATCCAGTGCGGTGTTGATGGCCGAAGACCAACAAATTCAAAAAAGATAAAAGCGGGTTTACAGATATTATTGACTTCATAACCCAAATCTTGTTCTACAGTTTGAGTTTCTTCTCTATATTTTATTTCTGTGCCGACTTGTCGATATTGTTGTGCCATTTTTTTATTATCCTACTCCACCATCTGTATTTTCTTGACCTTGTGATGAAACTACACTTGTACCAATTTCAGCTATAGCAGCAGTTGAACCTAATTCATAACCAACATCAACTTTCTTACGAGTTGAGAAAGCTTGACGAGGTGGTGCTATTTCTCCAGATCCAACATTCTTATTTAGTTCAAATTGATTTACATTAATAGCTTTTGAAGCTACATTTTGATTAATCATAACTTCTTCAGTGAATTTTGGCCAAACAGTATTACCATAAATTTTTGTACTCACTGATTCGTCTGAATCGTAATATAGAGAGCTTGTTCTACCAAAAACAAGCGGGCCTACCATACCTAGATTTTTATCAAGACGAGCTCTATAATCTATGTCTGAGAGATGAGATTGTATATTACTTGTAAAAGTATCACCAGTAATACCTTGCTTTATTCTGTCTGGTAAAGTGGCATCATTAGGATCTCTAACAGTAAGTGCTTGCAAATCTTGCTCAGCTATTGTAAGAGCTGTGAGTTTTTCTACATTGCGTAATCTATCATCCATATTACGGATTTGAGACATATTAAATCCGCGATGATCTACAGTTCTAATGGTTAGATCTCTTTCATCGAAAGTATATGGATTTAAAGTTACTGTATGCAATATCAGATCTTGAGGTTTTATATTAGGTAAGATAGGACTATTATCTGTTTCACCAGATGTAACCTGTAACGTTCCGGTAGGCGACATATGAATTACATCAATCCGTGGTTGCCAGTTTGAAATACTACCTACAGTAATCGTAGAGGCATTCTTTGGCAATGGCTCAATAACTGCACCAGTTCCTGTAAAATTAGCTCCAGTATTATTTTTTACTGGTCTCATATCAATAACATCAGTCAATCGATAAGATTTTCCGGTGTTTGTTGCATAGAATGGAACTTTTTCATAAGCGATATCGGGATAAGAATTTTTCCCAGCGAAATAGTCTCCAGCAGTATGAGTGAAATAGTCATAGGTAACTGTTATCGTACCACCCGGTACCGTTTTACCCTGCTTGACTCTGCCTCCACCAACAGTATAAAAGTTATCTCTCTGTCCATTATCAAATATAAATCTATTCGTAATATCTAAACCAGTAGCATCTTCAACCACAGATCTAAATAAGTAAATATCAGCTTTACTTAATTTAAATTCTCTATTGCTAATTGAAACTGATTCAGTTTGATTTGATTGTCTACGTTTAATTTTTAATACAGCTGGCTTATTTTCATATGCTAATAGTCTAACAGCTTTACCATTTTCCAAATTTGAGATAGTAGTTGTTGTTCCACCAACAGCATCATAAGCTGGAGGGGATATATGCTCACCAGCTGAATCGTACTGTAGTATCCAATTCTCACCATCTGTAAATGTATTATTTGAAATATCAGAAACTTGGAAACTAGCAGTGCCACCAACTACCGTATCAGTATCGATACGAGTTACTGGCATTGTAACATTTGAAACTGATTGAACTCTTCTCCGACCTAATGGGAATAAGAGCGAATTATCTTCTTTATCAATTAGACTTACCACACCTTGTACAGTTTTTAGAGTAGCATAATCAGCTGAGTCTGTACCAATAGTTAAAACATTTCTAAATGATTTAGTATCATTTAAAGTAACATCAAACAAATGAATTCGATACTCATTTTCGTACTCATCAATACTTCTAATTCTTGCTGTACCAATAGCGCTGTCAAATGCATAATTATCATACAAGTTAATTGTATCAAAATTAGAAATCTTTCCAATCAGACCTCTAAAGTTTGCGCTATCAGCTAGTACATAGTTACCATATCTTGATGAAACAAACGTATTTGTTTTAGTATCTAAATCAGTAGATGTGCTTCTCGGTTTTTGAACTCTTAAAGGATTGGCTGCAGCCGCTCTTTCAACTCTATTACCCTTAATAAATGCTGTACCACCATTTACTACATAGCGCAGATAATCTGTGTCACTATCTGTTTGTACAGATAGATTAAATTCATTACCTGGATTTTTTACAATAAAATCACCATTAATATCAAATGTTCTTGCTGCTAGTAAGTTTGTGATTTCACCGAGTTCATCAGAATGATTAATCTTACGTACTACACCACTTATCATTTCATACAAACGATAGAATGTTTTTCCAGCGGCAGCCTCTGATTCTTTTTGCAAAACTAAGCGAATTCTATAACGATCAGCACCCGGTGAAGTTAAGTTAGGAGTAGATCCAGCGTTATCATACAAAGCATTATCATCAGCCGTTGTAATAATTTCTTCATGTAACTCAAATCCAATCACTTCGGTTGGGTTTGGATTATATTTGTCAATAACTAATGTTTGAGCTTCAACGGTAACCATATGTCCAGCAACGAAAGTGTCAAATGCTGGAGTCTCAATCATAGATCCTTTACCAATTGCCAAATCACTTTGGTCATTGGCAGCTACTGTAAGAGTACCAGTACCAGCACTAGTGCTATAGTTAAGAGTATCATTAGCATTAAATGTCGCTGGAGCTTCTTCTGTATCAGAAGAAGTTTCCTCGGCTGAACTAATATAACTTACTAGCAAAGTAGCTGGATCTCCACCAAGAGTAGCTGGAATTGCAGCTTTTACAATAGCAGTACAACCATCACCAGTTCCGACATTATTATAAATTCTTGTTCCAACAAGCGTAGAATAATCATCTCCAAGACCACCAAAAGAAACTAATTTAACATATCCAACTGGATTAAATCCAGAGCTAACTGCTCCAGCGGATCCATATATTCCGCCTTCTTTGAATAAGAATTTTCCCATCCGCGCTGTTTCAGCTTGGATGATAGTTTGCATTTGAGTTAATTCTCTTGCTTGAAGAGCTCTACCATTATTAAATAAAATTCGGTGATAATGATCACTATCACGATAATCATCTTTATATTCTGTTGCAAACGTTGTTTGTGTTAAATTAGTAGCCATTGTATATCCTTAGAGTCTAATAACGACTTTAATGTCTTCGGTTTGGACTGCATCACGAGTGATTGGTTCAATATTTGATAGGAACAATAAATCACCAGAGTGTGGGTTAACATTAGGTCTTATTGCGGCAGAATCAGCCGTGATGCCTGACGTAGCCCCAATCGAAATAGTATCACCATCAGCAAAGGCTTCAAAGCCTGTAGTAATATCATCTTGGTGGTACCAAATTCTAGTTGGAGATCCAGCATCTGACCAATCTAAAAGAGCTTTAGCAGTTCCACCAGTCTTAGAAATAGTGTCGGGTGTTCGGAAAGTAAGTCCAGTATATTGGCCATCTAACTTCATTTGTTTTAGAGCCAATCCAGAAGCTCCGGTGAATTTGGTAACATCATTATCACTATCAAAATTAAGAGGATTTCTAAGAAGTCCTACTTGTCTATAATCTTGATCTACTACAAAAGTTGGGCTACCATTGACTTGTTCATCTGCTTCAGGCTTAATATTGAACATAATCGCATTTGCTTTTAAATCCTCAATTGGATTATATCCAAGGCCATTAACTGGAGCAAAGACTGGTTTAATAATAGCTCCAGATCCACCACCAGAATTAATTGTAATTTTTACATTTGCATAATCGTAACCAGATCCAAGAGCATCATTGAAAGTTGGTTTAGTTATATCAACTCCAACTCCAGCACTATCACCAATCATGACATGACCAATAACGCCATTACTTTGAACGATAGCTCTACAGGTTGCGCCAGATCCATTTCCAACAACGCTTAAAGTAATTGCACCAGAAGTGTTTGAATATCCGGTCCCGCCGTTAATGACATCATATGCCACAATAGAACCAGCTGCAGCTCCGGTCTTTGCTAAGTACTGACCATAGTATGGATCACCAGCAGCTGCTGAATCGACATACTTACATGGCATCCAAGCAGCAGTCATAAAGCTGTTAGCATCTGGTGTTGAAATTGTATATAGATATTTCCAAATGTAACCATCGGTTTCAAGCGTTAAAGTGTTATTAGTATGATCTGGCTTTTGGTCTGATGGTTGTTCTTCACCAGCCGCGTTTTTATTTGATCTAATACAAACATATACGTTATTATCTTCAGTAATTACATATGGCGATTGTGCTGCTGGATGGTTTGTTGTTTCCCAATCAGAGAATTCATAATATGTATCTCCTGCTGTCCAATCTCTTTTTGGTACTACCCAGCTGAAAGCTTCAACTGCTTTTACAGACTGCATTCTATATCTGAATTCTCTTTCATCACGCTTATTAACACTAAAACCAGGAATGGTTGTATCATTAACACTAGCGTTCGTAGGATCGCTCCATACTTCTGATCTACCAATTGCAATATAGTAATTGTTGTCAGAATCACCTACTCTAGTTCCTTCATTTTCATTAAAGAGCTTTTGAACTAAGTCTCTTTTAAGTGTATCTGTTAAAATAGAACTCATTTTTTATTTCCTATGCAGATATTGTATATTCGCCACCAATGACATACCATTTGCTATTTATCCATACCATCATAACCGCTTGCGCTTCGGTAAGCTTGATGGTATATGTTGGATTAGCATTACCAAATGAAGTTGGATCGATAGTCACTGTACTTGTGCCAATATTTGTAAATATTTTTATTTCTCCAGCCACATTGCCATCAGCTACAGTAACAGTAATAAGATTTGTTACAGTATAATGTGATCCAGTAGAAGAAGCGGTGGATGTAGTACTAATAGCCGAATCTACTGGGATTGCAAACTTATCAACTGTAACCGAACCTGTGCCTTTAGACTGCAGAGTTAAATTGATATTTGTAGATCCACCCGTAGAAGTTATTGAAGGAGCACCACCATTTGAATTTTCTACTGTAATCTCATTAGTAGCTGAACCAGCGGCAGTGAATTTAATTATTTCATTATTATTAGTATCATTTATTCCAGTTATAATTTTTGGAGAAGTAATAGTGGCTCCAGCAGAAATAACTGTTCCACTTCCAAGTGTTTTATTTGTCAATGTTTGAGTATCACTATCACCAACAATTTTTCCAGTTGGAATTAGTTTTGATCCAATACTATCTATTTGGCCAGATGAATTAGTTAAAACAAAAGAAGACGAAGTTAAACCATTAATAGTGTTATCGCCAACACCAAGTGTTTTATTTGTTATTGTTTGTGTGGCAGTATCAAGTAAGACATTTCCTGTTGAATCAGGAAAAGTAATTTCGATTTGAGAAGCGCCTTCGACAAAGCCAAGTTTAGTTCTATAAGAAACACCAACAAAATCTAAACCGCTGTCTGTAAGAAGTGTAGTTCCTGATGCAGATGAATCACCACCTAATCTAGCGTACAGCTCTTCAAAATTAGAATTAATCTTTATTCCAGCAGTACGAAGCGTATCGCCGGTTCCATCATTTGCCAGAGATCCTGTATTGATTGTGCGTCTAGCCATTTGTTTTTCTCATCTCGTTAGTTGAAATTATTTATAACCGTTTACGGTATCCAATTATCAGAATCTGCGGTATTTGCAGAATCAAATACTGTCCATGTTTTACCTTCATCAAATGTAGATAGAACAAGATCACTATCACCAAGTGAATTCTCTTCATCAAAGGTCGCAGAAGTTCTAAATACTGAAGTAATAGAATCTGAATCATCCATAGTTGAAGAATTAGCATCCAACATTTCTTCAAGAGTATAACCTTGCATATCAGTAATTGAAATGTCTCCAATTTGTTTGAAGAACTGATCTGTATTTTGTCTGTGAATACCGTATGTTGTGTCGCCATCTACTAGGAGTGTAGTACTTGAGAATGCGCTAGAAGTTAGATCAGCAACAAGAGTTCTTTGAACTGCTTCTACAATTGGATCACCAGCACCAACTTGATCTTCCAAAGCATTTTCATTAACTAATTCAAGTAAAAGTTCTGCACCTAAATACACTCCACCTGGATGGACAAACAACTTATATACATCTCTCCAGTCTGTGATAGAAACACCAACACGAATAAGTATTGACATTACTTGATAAAGCTTATCATCAGTCAGATATCGTTCAGACGTTGCTCCTATTTCTGAAGCAGGAGTTTTTATTTGTTCTCCAGCAATATTAGAACTATCTAAAGAATAATCTATTTCTGGACCAATTTTAAAAATATTTTCTTTTGGATAAACTATTGTAGGGTCTTTACCATAAAATCCTCTAAAGAACTGTTCGGTAGAATACTTTGTTCCTTTTGATCTATACAATAGATTAGAAAATTTAATAGCTTCTCTTTTATTTAAAAATCCACCAAAATAAGATTGCCCTAAGAGTAACTCATCTTCTAAAAAGGGAAGATTTATATCTGGAGCTTGTGTAGCATCTTTAGATTCATATAAATTTCTAATCTTAGTTGATGGCCCATCAGCAGAATCCATAAACTCATAATATGCTTCAAAAAGTTGTTTTAGTTTTGGAAAATCAATGCCAAAATATTCTGGCAAAACATTATCAATTTCTGCCCTTTGAAAATTCAATGGCAATCTATTATTGTCTATTAGTGTTCTATCTTTATAATTATGTGACATTAATTTGTTGCCGTTGTTGTTACAGCTTTAACTAGAGATCTTGTTGAATCATATTCTAATATTTCATTTCTTACTGGAGATATTGCTGATTGGTTAGCAGGAACAGCAGCTAGTTTAATTTCTGATCCACCACCAACAATAGAAGTAGGATTAAAATAGTTAATAGTAACTTTCCCTGTTGAAGGATCAAAGTTTCCAATATTATCTACTTCAACGGTTTCTCCAAGCACAGCAATTACTTGAATATCTGTACTAGACAATTTATTTCTTAGAATACAGTTTTTACCATTATATACAAACTGATTACTTGTAATAATATATTCGTTATTATCTGCTAATGCAATACTTACTGGGAATGATAAAACATTAGACATATTAGCAGAAGCAGCTGTTAAATCAGATAAAATTCCAGCATAGTTTTTGCTTTGAATTGTTGAATTTTTTATCAAATAATTAGCAGCATCTTTATATTTTCCTGATGAAACCATATCAACAATAATTAGTATATTTTCAGATGAAATAGTGGGATCGCCATCATTATTAAGAGTAAGGTTCTTCACTACAGTAGCAATGCTTGGAGCACTAGGAACAAACCTTTGCTGCATTCTCACATCTGCTCTAGAAGATAAGATAGCTGGATCAATGTCATCAACCAAAGAAAGAAGATTAGAACGTCTAAAGGATTGTTTAAATTTACCAGTATTTAAATTGAAGTAGCTTGAAACTTGGTTTTGTACAGCAGATACAACATTATTTTGAGTGGCATCTGTAAGTTTAGGGTTAAACTGGAAGAACAAGTCTGTTTCAACATAAGTTTTTACTGGATCTTCAAATCTTAAATTAAATGATGTAATCGCTAGCTGTTTTGCTAGATCTGAAATTTCTCTTTTCTTAATGATTTGTGTATCAAGACTTACATTATCCTCAAACACAATAGATGTAAATACTGCACCATATTCGGGTGTGGCAGCAATTTCACCACCAAAGGAAACAATGTCTTTAATAAAAGTTGAAAATTTACGTAGAATCAAAGAAGAATAATCTTCGGCTGTTACCATTCTATTCTGAGATGCATATTGGAATGGAGCATTCTTTCTAATTGATTCAATGGTTTCTTTTGAAGATCCACCGACACTATTTACGATTGTAGTATTACTAATCTCTGCATTAAATGTTCCGGATGAACCAAAGGTTAAAGAACCAGATCTTGTAAATACCGAAGCTCCATTTGCTGCATCTCCATTTGTAGAAAGATATTCTATTTCAATTCTTGTTCCAGCTCCTGGAGCTACTCCAAAT